CATCGGAGCGTATTCGGACATATACAGGCCCGTATAGCGCGAGTTGACCACGATGCAGGTGCCAAGCGGGCAGAATGGATCAGGGAAGATCGGTGTATCAAGCACCCGAATTGCGCGGAAGCCTGCGTTCACCACATCGTCCTTGTCATAGATCGACTTAGGCCGCGTGGTGTACATTTCCAGCGACATAAAATCGGCCATGAGTTCGGCCCAGTTGGCGGGGTTCATAACGGCGTAGTCAGGTGCTTCACCACCTGCACCCGACTGGATGCGGGTGAGCAACTGAGCCATACCCGTGCGGGTCGTGGCGGCTGCGCCGGTATTGGTGATAAGCTGACCGGACCAGAACGAACCGGTGGTACGGCTGATACCGCCGTAGGAAGGTACGTTTGTGCCGTCATCAAATGCCTGCGTCAGCGAATCCCAAACCTGCGAGTTTGCATAGTTGTTGGAATACAAAGCCTGAGCGTAAGCCTGCTTGATCACCACTGCCGCATCAGACATAACTGCGCGGAGCTTTGGAATAACAACTTCCGAAGACTGGATGATGGACTCCATCCCGAAGAAGCCGATTGGAACCATCCCGAGCTTCAGCGAGAACTGAGCGTTCTGGATAGCTGCCTGATCGGTTGGCATCGGGAAATCGCCAGCGAACGAACCCCAGTTGAAGGATACGAAAGACGAACCCTGCACTGGAACTGTAATCTGGCTGACACCGCCGCGTGCGGCTTTAGCGTTCGACATGAACAACGAAAGCAGCGGATGCGACTGGTAAATCTGCACATAGACAGAAGGAATAAAAGCGCGCCGAGTTAGAGCGGCGAGCTGTGCGCCAAGCTGACCGGATGGGGTAATACCACTCCCGGTCAGTGTAGGTGTAGGTGAATTGGGATATGCCATTAGTTACGTCCTTTGATTAAGCCGCAAAACCGAGCGTGTCCCGAACGTAACGATCAGGATCGGCCACAAATTCGGAGAGCTGCGAGTCCATATAACCTTGTGGGTCACGGTGGAGTTGCACGAGTTCCTCGTTGCGGTTCTTAGACCCAAAGAGATCGAGGTCTTGGGGTGCCCAAGTTGGACCCGCAACTTTAGCTGGCGGTGCCTTGCTGGCGACATATGCCGCAGCCGCTTCCGCATCCGAATAGTTACCTGTGGACTTCATCCGATCTACCATCTGATTGAAGCCTTCTTCAGTCAGATTGTATTTGCGGCGGGCATCCTCAAGCTGATCTTCGAGCTTCAGCCGTGCCTTTTCGTCTTCGCTAGAACGCTTTTCTTCTTCGCGTTCTTTGAGAAGAGCTTCGTACTTTTCTTCCATCGCACGCATCTTTATCAAATGCGGCTCAACAATAGGAGAAAGCACATCTTCCGTGGTTTTGATGTCATTCCACTTGGCTTTTGCAGTGGCTTGAATTTTTTTACCGACTTCGCCGTCATTCCACAGAGCATCAATCAACTCTCTAGCGCGAACCGAAGCGACTTGATCTGGGGTCATCTGGGTCATGGCTTACTTACGTCCTGTGGCGGCAGTTGAACCGTTTTTACCGGCGCCGTGCGAAGCATCGGTACCAACGTGATCGAGGCTGCGGATGCCGTTGGTATTGCCCGAAGGAATACCGGACTTGCGCGAGCCAATGCCCATCGTGTCAAAAGGCATATAGACCATGACGCTGTTATCTTCTTTTACGTCGTTGACGTAAGGGGTAGGAACTTTACCTTGTGCCATAATTCAGACTCCTAAGCGCCCATAGGGGGCATTGGTGGGGTTGGTGCGCCTGCACCGGGAGGACCGCCTGCTGGCGGAGCGCCGGGCATCATAGCAGCCATATTGGGTTGTGTCTTGGCTGCGCGTGCCATTTCCATTAATTGCTGAATAGCACCTGACTGGTCGTTGCCTGCGCCGCCTTCTTTTTCCAAATGCTTGCCGATGTCAGCAACCGCTTTCAGAACTGATTGATGGAGAGCCGAACCCATCGGCAATTGGGGGAGTGCTTTTTGTAAAGCCTCAAGACCCACTTTCAGCGAGGACAAACCCTGCCGCTGAGAACCTTGCATTGGGGTAGGCATAGTTGCGGGACCGGCTCCACCCATCGGGGGAGGTCCACCTGCACCGGGCATTCCGCCGGGAGCGCCGCCGGGCATTGGCATGGGAGGTAAAGCCACGTTCTATTCCTTCAAAAAACTAAAACGGATTTTAGCGGCAGGTTTTACGTTTTGACTTACGCATGACATAGTTCCTTTGTTAAATTTGAAATGAAGGGTAGGGACCAATAAGCCCCTACCCTTCAAAACCACAATTACTTGCGGCCCTTGCGGGACATTTTACGGCCACGCTTGTCGATAGCGGTTTCGATGTTAAACATAGTTAAACTCCTTAGTTGCTAGGGAAGTCAGAAGAGCTTACCATCCTGACATTGCAAAGTTACGCTGATTGGGAAACGAAAGTCAACACGCAAGTGTAAAAAGTCGTTTCTTTTCAAACCGATAGGATGGGATGACATGCTGATACCAAGCCGCGACATCGAAGGCTTCGCCCGAAACATCGCCGATGTTTGTATGTCCTCGCGCCAAGCGAGGCAAAATAGAGGAGCTTTTTATGAGTCCTACGCGACTGCCGGATCAGCCGATGCGTCCGCGCCCGCCATGTTTAATAAAACATACGCGGCGCTCGATGATCTCGAATCATTGCTGTTCTCCCCTGTGTCCTTGCGATTTGCCGTCACCGACTCGGAAATCCCTAATGTGGTCAACCAAGCCAAGGGTCGGGCTGCCGCATCGAAGATCAGGAACATCTGCCGGCAGATTGATGCGGACAGTTTGATCTCTCAAGCCGTTGGCATCAGTCTTCGCAAAGGTATTGGCATTATCAAAGCAAACGCCGTGAACCGAGAGTTCAAATGCGAGCTGGTTCAGCCCGAAAATTTTGGTGTCTTGCATGAAAACCACACGCGGCTTGATCCAGACATGGAAGCGTTCACGCACCGGATGTTGATCAACCCCACGCAGTTCCGCAATCTTGTGAAAGGGCGTCCTGACGAGCGTGAACTGCTTGACCGTGCAAAAGCATATATGCGCAGCACGACCGGCGGCATGAAAGAAGCCTCCGCTTCGGCCATGAACATTGTCACCGGCGGCCTCTATCCATTCCAAGCCGCTGGCTCGTCAAACCCCAACCCCAGTCGCGGCCTTGTGGATTGGATGTCTCAACCACGCCCCAACATCGACCCTGCTGTTGAAGCCTCGATGCTGGAAATGGATGAGGTCTGGGTGTGGGATAGCAAGCGCGGTGACTGGGCCACGTTCCAGATCATCGGCGACGACATTCTGATTGCCGGTAAATATATGTCGATCAATGCGTTCTCTTATAACCCGGCCACGCAACAGACCGAGCCTTGTTTGAAAGGCAACCATCCGTTTAACACATTCTGCGCAAACCCGGTTCCGGGCTATTTCTGGGGCGGATCGGAAGTGGCACGTCTTATTCTGTTGCAGGAAGCCATCAATTCCCGCATCACAGGTATCAACCGGTTGCTGCGCAAGTCGGAAGACCCGCCCACAAAATTTGTTGGTTCAACCGGCGTTAACCAGACCGCGCTGTCACGCTTCAATCGTCCGGGCGGTTACTGGACCGACCAGAACCCGAACGCCAAGATCGAGCGCGACAACGTGCAAATTCCCGAAGCTCTGTGGCACTCGCTGCATGAATATGAGCGCATGTTTGACGAGATGATGGGCTTGCCGCCAATTGCCAAAGGTCAGGGCGAAGCTGGTGTGCGTTCCGCACAACACGCGGAAACACTGGTGCGTATGTTCTCACCACGTTTCAAAGATCGCGCACTGCTTATCGAACGTGATGTGGAAAAACTTGGTGCGTGTTTACTTGATCTGGCACGCGCACACCTTGATCAGAACCTCATCGCGTGGGTTCCAAAAGAACAGGCCGGTCTTGAAGACACATCGGTTCCGGGCGAAGAGCAGTTAATTATCCCGCCCGCCAAAGGCACGGTGCCTGTCACGTTTACGTTTGCCGATTTGCCGGAAGATGTGACGTTGATGATCGACTCCCATTCGTCGTCGCCTGCTTTTGCAATGGAAGCAAAAGAGCTGGCGTTCAACTTGGTCAAGATTGGCGCAATGAGTGCGGCACAACTTGTCGATCATGTGGACGCGCCAAACCCAGACGAGTTACGCGCAAGTATCATGCGCCGCGATGTGGCAAAAGCCGAAGCCGCCGCCCAAGAGCAAGCAATCAAAATGCAAACTCACTCGGGCGGCGGAAAAAAGAAATAATTTATTTGAGTTTTTCTTGACCAATAATGCGCAGCGGGCTTTCCCCGCTGCGCGAGCTTGGTAGAACTTGGTTCGGCGCAACCGCCGAGTTTCTAAACGCCCCCGACATAGCCCGACGACCCAACAATTCGGCCTGTTTCGGGCTAATTCCGGCCCTTTGCAGACCTTTATTGCCAAAGTAATTATCAGCCGCTGCTTGCTGCTGAGGAGGCAATTTTGGAGCCACAGACTCGCCCGGACGGATGCCATCGCGCAGATCGGACATCTGGTAGTCTTCCATCACGATCTTTGCAGTCTCATCAACCGCGTGAACGCGCACATTGCTGCCGGTCTGGGCGGGCGCAGCCCCTGCTTCAACCATGCGCTTGAGATTTGCCATCTCTTTTTGCATTGCAACAAGCTGCTGCTTGGTCTGGCACGACTTGCTGGGGCAAGCAGGGTCGTTTTTCGGGATCACCTTGTAGGTGCGGGTGTAATTGTGGCCGCACAGATCGCATTGATACCGAATTTTATATTTGGTCGGCTCTAAAAAAGTGTCGGACGGGATCACGGTGTGTCCTAACATGGTTGTGGTTAATGTCATTTCAGTCTTCCATATCTTTGAACGCAACGGGGGTAATTTCAAGGCGTTGCCCACCTGCGTTGTGCCGTGCCCAATAAGCGTCAACAACCCACTTACTGTTGGGCGCGTCATAGGAACGGGTCTTGCGCCACACGGCAGCATATGCGTTTTCGTAATTGTCTGTTACCCACACGCCTTGACCATCATAGGGATAATCTTCCGACGGGGTTGGAATGTCGATCCACTTGTTTTCAACTTCAATGGCGTTTTTCATAACCCGTATTCCTCTCTCCAAGGTTCAATAGTCTCAGGCTCTTCCTGAGACTGTTCGTCCATCGTCCGAAGATAATTGTAAACGATGCGGTTAACAGAAGTGACAATCGGCTTTTCGGTGCCGCTCTCGATGCGCATGACGGCTTCGTAGGTTTGGCCCTGCGCCATCATTTCCTTGCGGGTCCAGTCACGCCACGCACGGACGGCAAAAGCCATCGCAAACACGCGGTCATCTTTGCAGTTTTCGTCGCGTGATTCTGGCGCACCGATGTGGCCGTCCTCCACAACCACAAGTGCCATCTCTTGCAACAACGAGCGCGACTTGATGTCGAGTTCGTTTGACACATAGGAACCGCGCAACTGGTGCATCAACACCGATTGCGTTGACCATGTGGTCGCAAAGCCGATGACGTAGCCAGCCCCCATCGAGTCAGGCCGCTTGTAAAGATACATGCGGGCGTGTGCGCCCGCGTCTTCCCAACCACGCGCTTGCACGCGGCTTGCGTTCGACTCCGCACTTAGCAATTGACGCAGATGGTCAAACTCACCCAGCACAATCGCGCCGGGGCCGCCGACTTCTGGATTGACCAAACAATCCCTATAGGCGGAGGACAGATGGAACAGCACCCACGCGGCGTGCTTGGCTTCCACATCCGCGGTGCAATACTCGGCAACCTGCACAACCTTGTCGGCGAAGCACCGCCACACCGAGATCACATGATGGTCTTTGTGGTCGTTACGGCCATATGCAGGGTCCATACCGATGACGTATTTAGCACCATCAACCGGCTCTTCCCAGACCTTCAGCTCGATGTCATCGGCACTGTCAACGCCGGGCTTCAGCTCATACATTTTGAAATTGAAGAAGTCG